CACCATCTATTGTTCCACCAAAGAAATATTTTTCTCCACCGTCAGCACTACCTCTGAAAGAACCAGTTACGTTTGGTAAGCCCTCCGTAGAGGGCTAGAGTTCTAAGCTTTTATAATGTAATTTAAGGCAAGGGAGCGCGGATAAACGTGTCCGCTGTCTTTATAGATTGAATTATAAGCGGATGCGTCAAATGCCAAATCATAGCGTAAATTTTGCCCTGTATGGGCATATCCAGTAGTGACAGTCGTCTCTGTATTCGCGCCCCCAGTAAATAGCCTCTTATCGCCCCAAATAATACCGGTCAAACCATCTACTGTCGTTCTACCATAAATATATCCTTTTACGTTTGGTAACTGTTCAGCAAGGTAAGAACCAAGAGCATTATCACCTGCACCGATAGGATATCTGTTTCTCATATCAGGGAGGTTGAAGGTTGTAGAACCGTCACCGGCTCCGTATGTTGTACCTATAGCAGTAAACAGAAGCTCATAATCAGTTCTGCTTACAGCAGCACCATTACATAAAAGAAAGCCATCAGGAATGGTTGAACCGGCAAAGATCTTAACTTCACCAGTAGGAACAGAACCTGTAATCAGAGAATTGATTGCTGATGATAACTGAGCAACATTCAACTTATCTGGAGTTAGACCTGCTGCAACAATTACATTACGAAGCTCTTCAGTAATAGCATAAAACCAAGCTTCACCCGGCATGGTAGCAGGAATACCTAAAGCAGGATCACCGTTGGTAGGATATCCTTCAGATACTAATTTTGTTAAATCTGGAAGGCTGTTTACTGCATCTGCCTGAAAATATCTATCCATTTTTAGTTACTCCCATATTGGAAAATTAAATTACAGTGTGCTGGTGCTAAAGAGCTGATGAGACATTCCCAAAGCTCATCTCCCCATTCAGCTAAAGCCATTGATACGCGTGATGTGGTTCTGAAATACTTAACTAAAGTAGAATCTACAGAAATAATTAAAGCTGTATATCTCCACTGATCATCATAGATACGGTGATTTACAAGTGATTTAACGGTAAAGATGTTGGTATCACCAATATAACAGTTATAACCTAACAGGTTAGCCACCACCTGAACCAGTTCAAAGAAAGGTAATCCCAGTGTTGTAATCTTAAGGATTAAAACATTCCTGTAATCATCTGTAGTTGCATTTGGAAGCAGTTTCAGACAGTCATCAGGAATGCCCCATTCATCAAACCAGTCCGGAAGTGTTGTTCCAGCGGTACGTGGATCGCTTTCTTCTATCAGTCGGGCGATATCAGCATCAATTCGAGCAAACTCACAGGCGCATACATCCATAAGGCGCTTGAAGATTGCATCATCTTCAAATTCCCATGCAGGCCCCTGTGGAAGAAGAGACTGCATCCCTTTAAGATATGCTGCCTCATCGTAAATTATCTTTCCTATAGCCATGTTACACTCCCGAGAACTGGCAGATAACCGGTGCTGAGCACGATATCTGCATTTGGAGAGGTGATTACATGGTCTGTTTCACCACTAACAGCAGACAGAGCTGCATTTATGTGAGAAAGATAAATGGTGCCACCAGGTACTCCTTCTGACTTTAACAAATCTGAAAGAGCTTCTTCGGCAGCACTTCTTACAGTGGTGTTATCCGGTGTTATCGACAGTTCAAAATCTATTGGCTGAGCAATAGGAGCTTCCACATATAATTCACAGAGTACAGAGCATTTAGCCTCAATATACTCCTTAACTTCCTGTACCTTTGTTGGTGTAGGAATTCCATGCTCTGTCAGCTCATCAGTACAGAAGCGGACAGTAACGGTACCTGAGCCAAGTTCTTTTGGATAGCACCAAGCTCTGGTTACACCGGCAACTTCTTTTGCCCAGGAGACATAATCATTGGCAGTGCCCTGTCTTGGAGGATTTCTGGTAAAGAAGAGAACGCGCTCACGCAGTTCATCATCACTCTCGGCATCAACACCACCATCAATAGCAGAGGTCACTATTGCAGAAGTTACCGATGTGATTGGATTTACAAGAGATAAGGTCTCATCAACAGCACAGGTATAAGCAGAACCGCCTATAACAGAGCGGACAGTTGCATAACCGGAAGCATCTGCTGCACTGGTAGTTTCATACTGATAACCGGATGCATCCTGCAGAATTGTACCTAAAGGGATTGATACAGGAGCGCCCCACTCAAACTTAACTATACCACTTGATTTAGTTGCCTTGATGCGAGATAAACCAAAGAGACTTGCCTTACGTTCAAGAAACTCTTCAGTACAGGTATCAGTGAAAAGCTGATCTTTAACCCAGTCAATATGGGAGTAAATGCTATGTGATACACCAGCAAGAACTCTCAGCATGACCTGTATGTCAGAACGTCTTAACTCATCAGCAGACAGACGTGACTGAGCATCAGACTGTATTCTAGTCATAATCTCAGACAGAGAAGGTCTTAAACTATTCGACATTGTTCAGCTCCTTAAAATCTATTTGGTAATCTTGATCTGCAGTAAAAGTCACAATCATGTCCAGACGGTTAACATCAGATGAACTGCGTTCCGCATGTACACTGATAGAGGTTACAATTCCATCATCAATCATCCACTGCAGTGACTGTTCAGCATATTCCTGAGCCTTCAGAATTGTTTCATCTGTAAGCTTGTCTCTAAGACACAGATACAGTTTGGAGCCAATCTGATCGCCTTCTACATCTGCAAGAGTATCTCCCCACCAGCCCCATTTGGTCTCAGTGTCATCTGTCTCATCTGCTCTATGCCATGTAAAGAGAGAGATAATCACTGCTCTGAACAGCTTGTTCCTGTTGACCTCAGCTTTGGTCATGGGAGTTCCATTCACGTATAATTTCATTCTTTAGCCTCAAAAACTGCATCTTACAAAGATGTGATGAACTGAAATCGAAGATGGTAAGCACACCGTTCAGCATGGTTCCATAGCAGACAACTCCCACAATGGAAGAGTAATTGATTAAATGCTTGGAATTGATACGTAGACCATCATAGAAGACGTTTTCTCCGTCTGCTGATAGGTTGTGCCATGATGTTCTGAAATCGTTGTCTATGAACGAATAGACAGGTCTGTTTGATAAACTGGATTTACAAATCATTTGGCAATAAAAAAGCCTCTTGGGAAAAATCCTAGAGGCTTTTTTTTTTATCTTTACTAATAAATTAAATTTGAAAAGGATTCTTTTATATTTCCATAAAAATGACTAAGCAAATAACTTCTCTAAAATATCCTTATTTTTTTATTATATTGCAATCCTTTGGTCTAAATCGTATAGGTACTTCAGGATATTCTCCTAAACAGTCATGAATATAATGAGGGAATACCCCAAATGTAAGAAGAGGAGGCATAACTAAAAACGTTGGTATATACGAATTTGTCCCGTTAAACTTCAACTGTTCAAAAGGTTCGTTTCTTTGTTGAAGATAAAGACAAAATAAACCAGGTACATATAAAATGCAAAGAAGAAAACATATACCGTAAATTTTGAATTTAGATTTTTTATTCATCTAATACCACAATCCAATCTGAATTTAGATAGAACGTTTTAGGAACAAAATAATCTACTTTTTTGCATCGCTCTGAGCGAATTAAAAAGTCCTCTCCTTTATTATAGGTTATCCTAAAGTTTCTAAAAAAGTCATTGTTTAAAAAGACATAATCTGGACTAAAATAATTAATCGGATTTAAGCTAAATAACAATTTCTTATATGACCAAAAGAAAAGAGGGTAATTATCTGCAAACTGAAAACGGTCCTCAATATATACAGCAATTTCTGTAACTTGAACCTTAATTAAACCATTTTCCAAAGGTTCAACAGTTCCTTTAGGAAGAAGCCTTACTGTAAAAGCCCCCATTGCAGCTGTAAGCCCTGTCACTCCCAATAAATCTGAATACCAACAACCGGGGATGGAAACATGATTTATATATTGGTCATCCCAATCAGAATAATTATCTGAATAATCAAAATCCCTTGAAACAACAATATTTCCATTAAATTTATTCTTTAATTTATCGGCAAGAATTTGTTCTGATTTATAATTCAAACCATGTCTTCTTAAATCTTCTACGGCTTCCTGCACTCTTAGATAAGATAAAACCCAATCTAAATCTATAAGAAAATAATTGTTGGAATACCCTTCTTTTCCTCCATCTCTCGCAGGATTACCAAGCCATCTTTCAAACATAAGAGCTAAATAATTCCATCCCTGTCGGTCCTGCTCGTTGTTCTGGAGTTTAGCCATATTTTTTGCAATCCCAGGAAGACTCATAATTGTTTTATCTATTTCCGAAGTTGGCTCGTAGGTTATTACATCTTCACCATCTATTTGATCAACTACAGTAGTTGTATAGAAGTTTTTAGCTTTTAAAAGAGATGCTGCCATAGAGAAAAGAATAGGTTCTGCAATTCCAGCTGCACCTTCATCAGCTATGATATTTGTAGAACCCTCTGCAATTTTATTAGCAGAATTACAATCGACATTATCTCCAATTCTTCCTACAGCAAAACCATCTGCAAAAACAGAGGGAGATCCTGATGAGATATGACCTACATGAGAAGGATGAGATGAACACCCATGTGCTACATATGGGTCACCAACTCGCCCTACTCCTTTCCCGTTGAAAAACACAGAATTTGAGCCTTGAGCAAGAGCAACAGCAGGACAAGAATCATGCCCTGTATTCAAATCACCAACTCTTGTAACACCAGTCATATTTAATCCTAATTCAGATTTACCTTAGAACCCTTAATAGTAACCTCTCCTCCTGCTTCAATGTTTATATTCCCTGAAGCGTTAAGATAGATATTTTCGCCTGCTACAACAGAAACAGTCTTTCCTGCTGTTGCAGAGATCGAATCGGAAGTTACTGCTACAATTGGAGAATCTACACCATCAATCAGAATACCTTCTCGTCTTAGGTAGACCTTACGATGTAAATCGTCATAAATGCAGACTTCTCCCTGCTCAAGATTCTGAATGCGGTATCTTCTGTCAGCTACTGAGACAACCACTCCATGAGACTTATCATCATCCAGGAATACAACCAGCGCATCAGTAGCACCATCAGTAAAAGGCTCAGAAGTAAAACCATAAGGCTCCATGTGTTCAAGATCATCTCTCGTCTCCTCTCCTCTGAGCAGTATCTGAAGAGCACGCATCATGCGGTCTTTTGCTGCAGTTACAGTTCCACGAAAGATGTTTTTCATTCGTTCTTTCCTTTGATGAAGCTTAAATCTTTGCTTGTCTCTTTTGAGGTCTTGGCTTTTCCGGATTTACCTTTCCAACCTTTATTCTCACTTGAAGGTGAAGTCTCAGCTCTGAAACCATCAGGAGGAACGCACTCAAGCTGAGTGATTAGACCACCTTCATTGATGGTATAGATTACCTTTGTGATGAGCATAGTCATCATCTCAAGTCCAAGAAGTTCATCTGTAACCTTTACAAGACTGTTAACTTCCCATAGTGAACCGTCTGACTGTCTCCATCCCTGCACACTGTAAGAAGTGCGGTAGAACTGCATAGCATCAAACAGCATGTCACCATCAGACTGTCTCTGACATGAAGGATTTGAGCCCTGCCCTTTATTGTCTGTAGTCTTTATCCTAAATCTAGGAACCAGTGTATTTGTACAGGATGCGTTATAGGTTGATACAGCTTTTCCGGTCTTTGTATCTGTTCCACTACCCTGTCCTAATGTCCTGTATTCTGAGTACAGTTTTGAACCATCAAATGAGGCTGAACCGCTGAGAACATTCTTCCCAAGCACCAGCATGTCAGTTGCAGTCTTGGAACCTTTCTGTACAACAGTAAGATTGCCTTGAGGAGTGTCCATCAGAAAGAGATCATCCTTCTGTACAAGGTTCTTGAGGTTCTCAAGCACTGTCTGAGTAGGATCACAATCATGATCTCTAACCTCTGACAAAGATCCATTCTCTACCACAAACTTGATATCAAAAGGAGCTGCCATCTGAGCAATTATGGTCTCAAGCTTCTGCTGTCTCCATGAAATTGCTGATACGGCAGGCGCAGGCACAATTCTTCCTTTCTCAGGTTTAAGTTTTGAACTCCATCCGCCAGATGTACTCATGGTTATAGCTCTTCCCGGAGGGCATACTGAGCAGTCTACAAGATCACATGTCTTTGAACGGCCGGAGATACTTGCAGATACACTGTTTGCATCGTAACTTACAGGAAGCGCTTCAATATAACCGGTACAGACTACATCTGCCCCAATCATCACCTGTACGGTATCACCTAAGTGAAACTGTTGCAGAATTGACTTCCCTTGAGGAAGATTAGCAGTAATGGTTACAGAAAAGCTTCTTGCAAGTGCAGACAGCTCAGAAGTGATTGAACAGTCTATCCAGTGCTCATAGACACTGGAACCATTCACCAGAAGCGTTACCTTGTTATCACTCATGATCTTTCAAGTCTCAAAGAGGTTATTGGACAGAATAAAGGATGTCTGATTTTGTTACGTCTCACAATTTCAAGGTCACGGTTCGCATCTACGTATTTATCATAGGCTATGGTCAGAACCGGTTTAACTTCGGTAGGTGTATAGTCAACCATTCCGTCCATTGTGATCAGACGGGAGGTTAAGTCCTGATATACAGAAGAATAGGCATCAGAAAGAGTAAGATAGGTGTCATCCTCATCCTTTTCCGTCATTCGCATTTCGGCTTCAAGGGTATTGAGGATATTAGCTCTTAGCTCTATCAGCGTATCAGAATCAAGTTGTTCTTTCTGAGTATCTATATCTGTTCCAATCATAGATACAGCACCAAGCATTGAAGCCTGCATTGACTGTCTTGAAAGCTTTTCAATGGAATTACTCATTAAAGTTGAGTAATAGACTGAAGGCGCATCAGTGGTGATATTAACACTCTGAGCCCTGTCATGATGAGCGCTTAGACTTGCATCAGATGAAGTTACTGCTAATGCTCCTGTACTCTGAGCCCAGTCTCTGTTAGTCTCTGCTTTTGAAGAAATATCAAATACAGAGGATAAGCTTGAAGCCATTGAAGATATATCTGAGTTAAGAATATCTCCAATATTCTCTCCCATGGATTTAAGTTCATCTACACAGTCAAACATTCTGGCAAACTTGGAGTCTGTCAAAACAGTTGATAATGACTGATAATTACTGATCACATCTGATACAACAGAAGATATGGCAAGCCCATCTACAGGAAATTTTGCTTCAAAAACAGCAACTGCCTTGGAGAATAGATCATCAGCAAAGCCTCTGAGCTTATCTCCCCATGAAAAACCACTTGATGGGTTCTCAATTTTTCCCGGTTCAAGGAAGGTAACACTGAAAGTTGCCTGTCCTAGACTTAAATCCCACGAAATCTCAGAGACATCTATGACCTGCACATCCATAGCGCCGAGCCATGGATGAACAAGTGAACCGGTACCGGCTTTCTTGAGCTCAGACATCAGTCTTTTGGACTGATTGATATAATCTGAACCATTAACAAAGCATTCAAGAGTAAAGGTATCAGTTGCCTTACCTAAATCCTCAACAAAAGGGAAATCTCGCTGAGGATATTCATGTGTAACGGTTCGCCTTCCACCTTTCCATGTACCAGATACAACATGAAAGGATATTCCATTGTATGAGGCTTTTCTCAGCCCTGATAACAAAGACATAATCTCTCCTAACGTGTATAACCAGTATTAACTTCAAGATGGGTTAAAGGTGCTAACTTTGAACGCTCAACAGTAGCACTCACTCCCTGTGGAGTTTCAATTCTCAGCACAATCTCATTCTGAGATGCAGTGCCTCCGCTGATTAAATCAGACAGTTTATCAAAAGGAAGGCTTGCCCCTTTATCTTTGATTCCGCCGATTAAATCAGACAGTTTATCAAAAGGAAGGCTTGCCCCTTTATCTTTGATTCCGCCGATTAAATTAGACAGTTTATCAAAAGGAAGGCTTGCCCCTTTATCTTTGATTCCGCCGATTAAATTAGACAGTTTATCAAAAGGAAGGCTTGCCCCTTTATCTTTGATTCCGCCGATTAAATTAGACAGTTTTGACAGAGGGAGAATAGCCTCATCTTCTTTACCTTCACCTACCATTGCCAGTGTTGGCTTTGTAGCAATGCCACCCTGAGCAAGCATTGGTATCTGAGGCATTTCAAATTTGTATTCCTTGCCTCCCATACCTGGAACCCAGTCAGGAATTTTCAGACTGATAGATCCAATAGCAGCAAAGACAGAATTGATCATTGAGAGAATGCTGTTGATAGGAAGCTTGATAAATGCTGCAAGGTTTTCAAAAGCCGCCTTAAAGATGTTTTTTACGTTCTCCCATGCCTTACCCCACTGTCCTGTAAAGACATTAGACACAAAGTCTATGAGGTTATCCATCTGAACCTTGAAATTGTTCCAAATGGTCGATATAAACGTAAAAGCCCCTTCAAAAGCCTTTGAGATTACAGGGAAACTGCTTGTAAAAGCATCCTTTAATCTCTTACAGCCTTCGGTGATTCTATCCCAGTTCTTGTATAGAGCTACACCAATTGAAACAGCTCCGGTTATAGCCACAACAACTGCACCAATAGGATTGGCAGCAAGAACCATCAGAGCCTTACCTACAGCAAGAATTGAAGCAACAACCTTACCTGCAAAGACAGCTGATACAGCTATAGCAACAGTCTTGACTCCTCCAAGAGCATTAAAAAGCTTTACACAGCCTTTAATGAAGTTCATTGCCCCCTCAATGATCTTCTTGAAGTCAATGCCTTTTAGTGCCTGAGATAAATCCTTAACACCATCAGCAATTGTTGTTGCAAGCCATTCACGGTTCTGAGCGATCCAGTCATTCATGCCATCAAGCATAGGCTGTAAGACAGGAAGAAGCTTTGCTCCGATAGAGTTCTGAACACCCTGCACTGCCTTCTGAGTACGTGTCAGACTGTCACCGAACTCGGTAGCTGCTGCCACATCCTCATTTGACATTACAAGACCAAACTTTTCTGCTTCCTTTCTTGCTGCTTCCAGTCCATCAGCTCCACCATTCAAGGTTTTGATAAGGTTCTGACCGGAACGGCCAAAAGCAAGATTAGCTATATAGGCTTTTGCAGTCTGATCACTCTGTTTTGCAATAGCATCTGCAAGCTCAGGCATGAGTTCAGCAGCGGTCTTGGTCTGACCGTTTGCATCCTTCATGCTGATTCCAAGCTTATCGAACAAAGCAATAAGGTCCTTGTTTTTGCCGGCTGCTGCGTTTGCCATGTTCTTATTGAGCATAGCAATTGCACCGTCCATTTCTTCTGCAGAAGAACCTCCCAAATCAGCAGCATAACGGAATGCCTGAAGAGATTCTGAGGCAATACCAAGTGAGCGTGAGGTATCGTCTACACTGGCTCCATAATCAGACATTGCCTTGACTGAGTTCTTGATTGCAGCGCCTGCAGCAGTCAGACCTCCCGCAAGAGGAGCAAAAGATACTGAGGCCAGTTTTGACATAGCACCGCCAAGGTTCTGAGCTGATTTCGAGAAGGACTTAAAATTCTTCTGGATATTAGCCAGTGTCTTGGACACGTTCTCATTGGCACTCAAAACTACTTTTGAATGTACTGTTCTAGCCATTATCTACTCTCTTTTATCAAATCTCTGATAGCACTTGTCTGAGCTGAGAGCTCTGCAAGCTCTTCAAGAGGTTTTCTCTTAAGCTCAAATGGGTTCATCTTCCACAGCCATGCAAGCTGATAGACCCATTTAAGAACCTCATCAACGCTTCTAAAGCCCTGGATTACTGAAAAAAACGTGCAAGTGAATGAACCGCAAAAATGAAGTCATGAGGAGTCATCTGATTGATGACTGAAGGAGGCTGATTTGATAGCCTTACCAGATACTTTCTGCCGATATTCATATCAACCGCAACAGCACCGGTCTGAGCATCAAACTGCATCAGCATACCGTTTCTGCAGATATCCTCTACAGTTGGTTTTCTAATCTCAAGCTGAGTGATGGTTTCCTCTCCATGAGTGATAGGAGAGGACAACTCGATCACTAGGTTATCAACGTCAACATCAACGCTGGTAATCTCATTGTCCTCTTTGGCCATTAGTTAAAGCCCCCTTCTTTACCGTGGAATTCCAGTGTGATGGTGCCATCTGACACGTTCACATTGGCTTCACCCTCAAGCCATGCCTTACCTAAGACATAAACCATGCCATTTGCAAGTTCAGCGGTAATAGTCATGCTTTCATTGTTGGTAATAGCATCAATTGGGAAATCAGAAGTAAAAACGGCATCAAGTTTGACATAGTGTGCGCGTTCTGTCTCCTTGTAACCGACAACACCTTGAGTAGAAACAACGGTCTCTCTTACAGTGGTATTTAATGGAACTTCAACAGAACCAGACACTTCAAGCTGTGTTCCGTCACATTTAATGTAGCAGGTACCTGCTACTCTCATTGAACTAGCCATATTAGATTATCTCCTTATTCATCACGGTACTGTAGACGGAACTGATTGAGCATTGCAAACACACGTAACTGGTTAACCAGATCAGGTGGCAGTAATACATCCACACGATTTGGATCATTTACATTACGCTCTACAATCAGGTACTGTGCAAATAAATCAGCGTTCTCAACAAGGCCTTCAAACTCCATTGTCTTATACTGAGCAATCAGCTCTGCACGAATAACGTTTGGAGTAACAATTGCCTGTCCAGGACCAAAGCGGGTGCCATCATTTGCAAGCTTATGACGTGGATATTTTGAAGTAATTGCAGTCTTCAGACGGGTTGTAATCTCACCCAGAGTGAATAGAGTCTCACTATCAAGATAGCTGTTATCCTGATCACCAAACATATTGGTCTGATAGGTAGTTACAGCTCGCTCAATACGGTCATATCCACCGGAAACATACAGAGTAGCAATACCGTTATGAAGCAGAGTATTACGTTCCTGCATATTGAAACGCTCTTCGATAGCTGGGAAGGAAATACCTACAAGTGGCCCAGTCTGAGTTGGTCTTGCAGGATCAATTGAGATGTAAACAGCTTCACGTCCGGTAACAGCTGCAGCAATTTCCCATACAGGATTTGGATGAGCTTCTTCAATACCGAAAATAGATACATGCTGATCATTTCTGGTCTTACCGAAGGTGACCAGTGAGGCATCATCA